ATGCAATTGTTTTCCCGACGGCGCCAGTAAGTGCAACAGCATACTGCGCCAGTCTGGCAGATGCGCCAGAAGCCCACCAGACAAACGACTTGTATGTGAGAGTAAGCCCGCTGACAATGTCCGTAACAAACCGGGCCATGCCAGAGCCAGACACGGCGAATAGGGCGCCACGCAGGACGCTGGACGCCATGACGACACCATTGAGCCCACGCACGGTGGCAGAAAAGAACCCTGCACCAGCAGCAATCCCTCTGCTGAATCCTGTGAAAAACACGGGAAACATCGCCTGTGCTGCAATTACTGCGGCACCCGTCATTCGGGAGAATCCAGCAACCCCAGCGGCAACGAATTGCGCGACGGACGCCGTGCCAGCAACGGCAAAGCCGCCGATTGCATTTGTTGCCAATGTCGCAAACGACAGCGCTGAAGATCCCGCTACGGACAACGCAACCTTGGCGGCGGAACCAAACCCAGCAAGGCTTGTGCCCACTGCCGAAAATGTTCCGCTGGCGATCAGCGCACCGCGAATCAGCAGAGTCATCGGAGACAGCAGCACGCTGGCGGCTTTGCCGAGACCGCCCATGGCGAACGATGCCACTTGAAGCGACAGCCCCAAACCTGTCAGCACGCTGCCAGCGGCAATTGTTGCCACAGCCAGCTTTGCAAACTGCGCCACCGCGTCCTTGTTGTTGGTGACCAAGTCCACAAGGCTTCTGGCCAATCCTTCAGCAAACGGAATGACTGAAGCCAATGCCGGCGCGACGGCGTCGGATATGGCAATCGACATCCGCTCCAGTGAAGCCATGATGTTGCCCATGGTGCCAGATAGGCCGGACATCATCACCTTGTATTTTTCGCCAACCGGCAGCGCCGACGCCATGCTTGCCTGCATGTTGGCGAAGCCATCCACGCCGGCGCTCGTCAAGATCGAAGCCGCACGGATCGCGTCTTGCCCGAAGATGCGGCGGAAAATGTCATCCTTTGCCGCCTGATCCATGCCCGCAAGCGCATTGTTGAGCGTGCGGATAATCTCGACCATAGGTTTCATCTTGCCGTCAGCGCCGCGGAAGGCATCAACGGAGAGTCCTATTTCAGCAAGCGCGCCTACAGCGTCATCGGCTGGCGCCATTAGCCTCATCAGCATGGTCTTGACGCTAGTGCCGGCATCGCTTCCCTTAACGCCGTTGTTGGCGAGGATGGCAAGCGCCGCCGAAAGATCGTCAATCGACTGGTTCGCCAATGCCGCAACGGCAGAAGACATCGAGAACGCTTCAGACATCTGCGAAATCGACGTACTCGATGCGTCCGCAGCTGCTGACAGCGTGTTGGCGGCCTTCTCACCGCTGACGCCAAAGACGTTCATGGCGTCCGACATCACGACGGCCGCCTGGCCGACGTCCATCTGGCCGACCTTGGCGAACTCTAGTGCGGCCCTTCCGGCACCACCCAGCACAGCGTCAAGGCTCATGCCAGCCTTGAGCAGTTCCAGCATCCCGGCCGCGGCTTCAGTCGGCCCGACGCCTAGCGCCTCCGACATGCCCATGGCGGCAGCTTTGACGCGGTCAAGCTCACCCTGCGTGGCGCCTGTCGATGCCCTAATCGCCAGCAGGCGATCTTCAAACCTCGCCCCTGCGGCAACTGCCGCAACGATCGGCGCCGCCATCCCTGCGCCGATGCCAGTGAGCGCTGCGCCCGACATCGACAGGCTGCGGCCCATCGCACCGACGGCTTTATTGACCCTGCCGAGTGCGGCAAAGAACTTTTTCGGGTCTGCCCCGATTTCTACATAAACCTGACCGGCACGTACTTTTGAGGCGCTCATGCGTATTTGTGCCAGTCAGGGCCGAATAGCCGCTTTAGTTCTTCTGGTGATGCCTCGCGCGGCTTAGGCTTCCGTGCAAACGGGTTGAATTTGCGTGGGTCCGCTTTTGGGGCGTGTCGTTCCTTATGCAGGTTGACTTGCTGGGCCAACAGGTTGGCGGTATGCCACCAATCGTTCTCTAGGCGGCCGTTGCGGGCTGCGAGCAACTGTCGGAGGGTCCATTTGCCTGGATGGACTCCGAGAATTCCGGCGGCTTCCCAGACGGCATCCCAGACGCTGCGGCCGTCAGCGTCTCCACTGTCACGCCCGCCATCTGCGCCTCCGCCCGACCGAGCATTTCGGTTTGCACTTCGTCCATCTTGCTGCCGAGAAGCCCGACCATCTTGCGGAGGCGCTGCGGGAAAAAATCGACAAGCTCGGCCTCCAGCGCCTTAGATGCCGACTCCAGAGAATCGCCACGCAGCCCGTCCAAGAACTCCTCCTTGGACAACTTTCGTTCCTCGACTTGCTTCACAAGCATGGCGTAGAGGATCTCACCCAACTTGGCGAACTGGCTGCGAAGCACTTGAAACGTCTGCGCGATTGAACCGGCGTCCACCAGATCGAACGGCACCTGCTTCCGCTCGCCTGTGTCGTCGTCCATGACGTCCGCCGTGACCATATCACGAACACGCAACGCCGACGCTACGGTAAGTGCCAGTCGCCACGGCCTGCCCTCATCGTCCTTGAACTCGCGCACAAAAGGTCTCCGGTTATTGCCGCAATCCGTCCTTCGTCATCTTTGCTTCAATCGTGAACGTTGCCACGCCATCAATCGGACACGACTCCGAAATGCCAGTCACTACAGCGGTAAAAGACCAGCTACCAGCGCCGCCGCTGATTGCGACTTCGTCGCCGTTCTGAAGCGTTGTGAACAGCCCATCCGCGTCAGCCGAATCGTTCAACTCAACAGACACGGTTGCGTCATACCCAGTCGAGTAGACAGACGAGTAACGCACGCCGAATTCGTTGATGTCGATGGTGCGCGCCGTTTCGGAAAACGTGACGTTCCGAGCGCTGGCAATGGTTGTGCCAAACGATACGGTGCAGTCCTTCCCAAGCGTGATGGCCAAGGATCAGAACTCCTTGGCAGTCACCGAAAACGTCACGGCGCCGTCAATGCCGATGTTCTCCGTGACGGACATGACTTTCCAGCCGCTGCTGGCGTTAGCCTCAAGGTCAGCCACCAGGCCGCTGGCGTCGTGGCACTCAATCTCCCACGTCTTTGTGGTGAATCCGGCCGTGGACATCTTGTAGCCAGGATTTCCTGACGTGCCGCTGATGTTGTCACGATTGGAGATGTCGATTGCCTCGCACTCCTCCGTGTACGTGGCCGAAATAATGTTGGTGCCCTTCGGAGGCGCCGTCTGGTCCTTGCCGAGAGTAATGGCCATACGTTGTTCCTTAGTGTGTGGTGTGTTACGAGGCGACCGTGCGAGTGCCTGACACTGTGAACGTCACGATTCCGTCCAGAGGCTCCGACTGCGCTACGCTGGTGCAGATGTAGTCCGCGTTGCCCGTCTCGGTGCCAGTGATCGTGAACGCATCTCCAGCCTCAACGCCGGGATCGTCAACGCACTCGACCTCGATCGTTTGCTCAATCAGCGCTTTGCGGAACTTGCGGGACGAATCGCCAAACTTGGTGACGTCCACTTCGGAAGCGCTTGAAGTGACGGTGCAGGACCGGGCGTTGGAAACGCCGGTAATCGTCACGTCCTTGCCGAGAGTAATGGCCATGCGGGCTCCTTGAACTGGGGTGTGCTTGCAGATTAGGGGCAGCACACAGGAGCGGCGTAGGGGGTGTGGCTAGCCTGTTTTCCGCAGCGCGTTCCGCCACTTTTCGTTGGCCTTGGCGACTGCCTTTTGCACCAGCCTTGCGCCCTGCATGAAGGGGCGAGCCGGATAGCGGGCGGTCTTCACGATCGTGGTGGCTTCCCAATTGCGGGAATGCCTTGGCTTTTTGTTTGTCCAGACGAGCAGCCCATAGCGAAACTGGTTCGCTTGCGGCAGTGCCGTGGTGTACCGGCCGCGCTCATCTCTTCCTTGGCGACCATTGCCCCTGCGGCGCAGGTAGGCATTCCGCGCTGCCCGAACGCCAGTGCGCCATGCTCGCAGCCGAAGCGTCCCGCCAAACTCATGCAGTTGATTCAGCCAAGTAGCCTTGGCGGCGCCAATAACTGCTGTCTTTCGGCTGGTGTCAAAATAGTCTTTGATGTCTTGATAGGTAAACCGCTTCGGCCCCCATGACTTGATTGGGTTGCCTGCAGACCGTGGCTTGCCGCTGTTCACCATGGTCAGGTCTTCATACAACCCGCCAGCGAACTCAACGACGGCGCCGGCCCTGACTGCACGTCGTCCAGACTTTGTTTTTGCAGGCGGCTTTTGCCCAATGCCCTTCTTGGACGCTTCCTTGATGTCCAGCCCAGCCTTGATAAGGCATCGCTGATTGGTGGCGTCCAGCATCCGGCCGACACTAGCACGGTCAAAAAAACTGCTTTTGATTCTGAAGTTCAGCGATAATCGCAGATCGGTTTCAGCAGACCGCGACCGACGATTGCCACCAATCTGGCCTGGCCGAATCCATGCGCGGCTGGCTCGCATAGCGGCTCACTCCTGCGGCAGGTCGTCCAGTTCAAGCACGCGGTAGGTGGCGACAATGGCCGCCCGCCATACGTTCCGCTCGCTCAACGCATCGTCAGGATTTAGCTCGATCGCCACCGTCTGCGGGCTCGTCACGCCTTCCGGCCAGTTTTCTAGGTCGTCAAACTCGTGCGCCTTAATCTGGCGGAAGATGTCGTTGGCCAGGTCTAGCATGTCGTCAACTTCTTGGTCGGTGTTGACGTGCCGACCGACAAACACTTGGACGTCATAGTCCACTTGGGTTTGCCGGCGACCAATGCGGGTCACGTCTGCTGACCCAGGCGTGACGTAGACAACCGGGTTGGACATTGACTCAACGTCGATGTTGACCCAGTTTTTTCGCTCAACGGTCGTGGTGTTGATTTCCCACGTAACAGCCCCAAGGCTATCGGCAAGAGCGTCGGCAATCTGCCGCAGATAACTACTCACGCCGCGCCTCCAAGCACGTTTTCCATGTTTGCCACGTTTTGTCGCAGGCGTGGATCTTCCGGCCATCGTGCCAGAGCCTGCCGGGCAAACGTCAGTGCCTCTGGTCGCTGGCCAAGTTCCCAAAGCGCAACAGCTAGCAAATCCATCGCCTTAGTGCGTGCCATTGGATCGCTGCAGTGCGTGCCGATGTTCTGCCGCTCGACGGCATTGCGGGCCAGCGCAACGACCTTGCTCCAGTCACGCTGGCGGTAGGCCAGAAACGCTAGCCGTTCCCACGCTTCCGGCTCGTCTGGCGCTTCGCCGGTCGCCTGCACCAGCCACGCCGGGTCTCCGGCCAGCTTCCAGAGAATCCGGCAGGCAAAGGCGCGTTCCGTAGCCGTCCCGCCTTCCATTTTTAGGTAGCGTTCAAACGCTTCCCGTGCCTCTGGCAATCCGGCGTAATCCATTTCGCGGGCCAGATACCACTGCGCCCGAGCGTCGTGCGGTGCCTCACGCACGGCGATGCGTAGCAGTTCCAGGTCAGTCTTGTGCTTCTTCCCTGCGTCCCGGTGATGGAAAATCTGCAGCCCGTGAACCAGCCGGCTGCGTTTCTCGCCGTGCCAACAGATCAGCCCTTCATGTGTCGGCGCAGACCAGCGGAATCCGTGCCGGGCATGGATGCGGTCGCAGAGGAATACCAGATCCTCCGTGCCGTCTTTGTGCCACGACCAGACGTATTTGTAGAAAAACTGGTTGACGCCGTCCGTCCAATCACGTTCAACCACTTCCCGCCAGCCGGGTGACAATCGCTCGTCCAGGTCAAGGCGGATACACACGTCAACGTCGGACGGCAGGTGGTAGAGCGACAGGTTGTGTGCGTCGTCCCAGCGCCACGGCACGACGTTCCCAGTGGCTACAGTGACGCCAGCTGCTCGCAGTCGCTCAACGGTCGCATCGGTTGACCCTGTGTCCGTGACCACTCGCACGTCAGCGTCAGCACACGACTGCGCCCAATCAGCGGCGTGGGTCTCTTCGTTTTTGGCCAAGGCATAGACGCCGATTTTCATGGCTGAAACCCTGTGAAAAGCCGGGAATCGTGGTCCGCCGCGTAGAGGCGGAACCGCTCTGGAAAGTCTCTGGCGACGGCCGCCCACGTGTTGACCTCCCACGTGGTCTGGTTGGTCTGCTCGATGTGCCGCCTAGCCTCGCGGTCTGAGGCGGCATGGAACCAGCCCGCCAGGTCGCCTGGGCAGATCGCCACGCTGCCGGCCACGTGCCACGCCACGCGGCTGTTATCAATCGCCGTCTGCGGCGATATCGGCCAGATGCCCGGCATGGTCACCCGGTCAGTCGCTGCCTTCGGCACCCGCTCAAAGAACGGCACGATGTCGTGATCTACAAAACCCGGCAGGTGCATGATTCCGAAATCGACCCAGACCACAAACGCTGCGCCGGTCAGTTCTGCGGCGGCTTTCAACCATGCTGTCTTCTGGTGCTGGACGACCATGTAATCGACGCCATCCTTGGGGCTTTCCGGCAATGGCGACTGCGCGCCTCTAGTGGCGCTGTAAAGCCAACAGCGGTCCAGGCTGGCTGGCAGCACGGTCACGCCAGATGGGGCGCCTAGATCGCTTGCGGGGCCGTCATAGAAGCAGACTGCAGGAAGGCCGAGCCCAAGCAGACGCCGGCCCAGTTCCAGATAGAGCGAATGGCTGCGCGGCTGGTTCAGCCTGACGTAGCCTGTGACAAGAGCAACCATATGTCGGCAGGTGCGAGTTCGACAATCCATGCCTCGGCGTCCCTGACGCCAAAGCTGCACACTAGGCGTTCGCCAACCAAGGCAAGCCCTGCGGCGAATTCGATTGCTTGCCGCTCCCGAACGAAAAACGGCAGCGACCACCTTTTGAGCGTCAACGAATTGTCCAGCCAAACCCAACGATGTTCGTAGGCTCTGTGGCCGCAGTGCGCCACTTCGTGGATGAGTCCAAGCCATCCGCCGTTAAACGGGACAAACTGCGAACCGCCACGGAACTGGCTGGCGATCTGCGGCGCTGCGGACCGGCGGTGCATCAGATAAGCGCCGGCAAGCGAATTGTCGGCGTCAACCGTCACGGTATGGCCGCAGTGGCTGACGGCATACACCCAGCAATCAGAGCCCTGCAGCGGCATCCAATTTTTTTCGTGCTGCTGGAGCGACAGACAGTCCAGCATTCGCAGGCTGGTGAACTCGGCACGGTCAACGTCCAGATCAGCAATCCCAATCCGGCAATCGCCGTTGAGCGGTGCCGCATCGCGGACAGTGGCGGACACGCCTATACCATTTTGGGTAATCCGCAGCCGGCAGTCCTCTAGCCCTTCAACCGGATACTCGGTCCGGTGGTATTCCGGCCCGGTGATCGGGCGGCAGTCTGCCACAGTGAGATCATCACGCAGGCGAACCAGCAGGTTGTGCGTCCTAATCCGGCCGCCGTCTTCCGGTGGCATCACATAGGCGCCATCGACAATCCGGTAGTTGCTTGACCGCACGATTGCGACAAGCCCGCCAGCGTCGGCAATCGTCGGATTGAACAGCGACCAGCCAGGCTGCGCTGGCTCGACGTCCAGCCGGTGAAACCGGCAGCCAACCAGCTCTTCCAGCAGCTGCGTGTAGTACGTGCGGTTTACCCTGGTCTGCATGTCCAGCGCCTGCGGAATGCCGGGCAGTGATAGCAGCCGTTCACACGCCCGCCGGCCGGCGTCCAGTTCGCCTGCGTAGAAGGCGTGGACGCTCAAGGCCGCTAGGTGATCGATCATGGCGTGAACGTCAAAACGATGTCGTCGCCCGAATCAGACAGCGACCACGTGCCGCCGTCCAAATCGTTGTTGTTTGTGAATTCGCTGTCGTTGATTGTGAACTTGTTGGCAGCGAATCCTGTCAACGTACCTGACGTTGCAATCGTGAATGACTTGGACGTCGTGTTGTCAAAGTTGGGAACCGCGCCGGGAGCATTACCAGACGTGAGCCCGACGATTTTGAGCGTGAACGTGCTGCCACTGGTGGCCGTAATCGACAGGTCGTCGCCAGAAACCGCCAGTTGGTCAAACCCGGTTCCTGCAGACCCAGTCCAGTTGTTGATTTGCCAGCGGTAGGTGCCGCCACTGGCCAGCGTCAGCCCGCCAGAAAACGCTTGCGACCCAACAGGATCGCCTGGAGACAGCGTGGCGTTTGTTCCAACCGTGACAGCCGACGAGATTTCGCCGGAACCGGACAGCGTTCCTTGCGTCAGGGTCAGCGCGGAGCCCATGGCTGCGCCACCGCTGAAATTAAATTCTGCTCCGCTGCCGTCAACGGTGATTCCATTCGTCGCGGAAACGGTCGAAGTCGCCTTGAACAGTCCGTAGTTGATTTCAATTGTTTCCGACGTGGAAAGGTTGCCCGACAGAAGCACCGTTCCTGTGTTGCCGGAACTACCGACAGCTATGGCCGCAGCGAGCGGCCCACCGTCGCCTGGAACTCCAGATGACCAGCCGTTGGCGAACTCTGCCGTGCCGCCCGCCGCGGCCTGCAAGGTTATGTTGCGATTGACGAAAAAGGTCATGCCCGACTGGAAGGTAGTCGTGCCAGTCGTGTTTTCGCCGCCAACAACAACAGACTGCGTTCCGCCTGTACCCAGAGCCGGAATCGTCACCAGCCGGCCAAACAGCGCACCGGAGTCCAAGAGCATCGCCACCGTTCCGCTTGAGCTTTCCGCATCACTTCCCAAGACGACAACCGGCGAACTGTTGGACCCAAGCCCGCCTGTCTGCGAATAGCCAAAAGCACCGTTTCCACTTGACGGCGCATTCGTGGCAATGACTATCGTTCCATCGAGAACAACGGACGCGCCAGTGTGGCTACTGGCCCCCGTAAGGCGCCATTTCCCCGTGCCAGACTTTGTCAGCCCAACCGGATTGTGCGTCGGACTAATCCCGGCGAGCGCGTTGCCGTAGGTGCTGGTGCCGGTGAGCGTGACCGTTTTGGCTCCGCTGACGCTGGTGCTGATTGCCGTTGTAAGAACAAGTGCGCCAGTCCCAGATGCGTCCAGCGTCATGCCGCCGGTCGTGCCCGCCATGTTGAACTGACGCGACGTGGTGTGCCCGCTGCCGGTGTAGATCACTGTGCCGGAACGGCTGGAGCCGCCAACGTTGATCGTGGCGCCATTGCTGCCGTCAAACGTGATTTCGGCAGGGGCTACAAACCGGCTGAACAGACCGGCCTTGCACCTCATGCGTCCACGTCTCCCACCAGAAGCCACGTGTTCGCTGCGTAGAGAATCACAGTGCCGGCCGAATACTGGTCGCGCAGCTTCGTGCCTGGCGTCCCGTTCACGACGACGCCTGTGGCGCCAGTGACTTGGACGATGCCAGCTCCAATCCGGGCAATGTCAACGTGCGTGCCGGTCGGAAATGCAACGTCTGCAGCTGGCGGGACGATGACGTTAACCGTGCCAGTCGCCACATCTACAGTGACGAGTTTTCCCGCATCGCCAAGCACCAGCGTGTAGGCCGCTGTCTGCTCGTTAAGCGACTGTGCGTCAGCGAATGTGCCGCCAATGCCCGTTGGGCCTGTCGGACCTGTGACCGATGGGCCAGTTGCGCCAGTTGCACCAGCGCTTCCAGTCGCGCCAGTGACTGATCTGCCTGTCGGCCCGGTGTTGCCCTGCGGACCTGTCACCGTCGATGCGGCTCCTGTCGGCCCGGTGCTTCCAGTTGGTCCGGTCACAACCGAAGCTGCGCCTGTGGCGCCCGTGCTGCCGGTTGGGCCTGTCGGCCCCGATGGCCCGGTAACCGTAGACGCCGCACCCGTCGGCCCCGTGCTGCCCGTCGGACCCGACGACACATCAACAGGATCGCCCCAGCCCGTAACGGCGTCTTTTGGTCCGTAAAGCCCTTTGTTCGTTTTGTCCAAGTAGATGTCACCGACGTTGCCGACGCCGCCGGTTGGCGCACCGTTGCCGGCAAGCACTGGAGATCCGCCGGTTGGCAGTGAATAGAAGGGCATGGCTGAATCCTATTGGGGCTGCGATTCTTCAGTCAGTGTGTCTGGTGGGAGAAAGGCGCCGTCAGGACCGAACGACGGAACCCATCGGTAGCCAATGCCAGCATAGTTCTGGCGGAAGCCAGGGCCGCCGGTGCGTGTGTTGATTCCGTCTCTTGCGTTGTAACTCGTCCGCAGGCAGCGGAGGCCGCGGCGTGCCGCGTAGTAGCTCTCCCAGTCGATGCCCTGGCCTTCGTCGCGGCCGGGGCAGACCTCGACCACCACGTTGTCGGCGTCGATGAAGGCGTAGTGGGCCATCGCCTAGCTCCAGGTGACGGTGTCTGCGGTGCCGCCGGTGATCGAAACGACGGTATCGGCGCCGTCCGTCGTCGTTGTCGAGACGAGCCCAGGGCCGATCGTGACCTTAAGGGCTGAATTGAACCTCAGCACAACAATGCCGCTCCCTCCGCTGCCCGCCGCCGTGTAACCGCTCGTGCCCGATCCGGCACCGCCTCCGCCGCCGGTGTTCCCTGAACCGCTTACCGCGGTCGTCGCGTTGTTCGCGCCTGCCCCGCCGCCGCCGGTCCCGCCAGTCGAGGCCACGGTGCCGCCGTTCGCTGCTCCGCCTCCGCCTCCGCCTGCGTAGGTGACCGACGAGCCTGTGATCGTGGAAGCCTTTCCGTTCGCGCCGTTGCCTCCTTGCGTGGCGCTGGCGTTCCCGCCTGCGGCTCCTGCCCCACCGCCACCACCACCGCGATTGCCCGTCCCGGTGCCACCAGCGTTGCCTTGCGTCGATGCCACCGTTGCACCTGTCGCACCACCACCACCGTTTGCTCCGCAACCGGAACCGCCAGCTGACGCCACTCCGACAGGACCGGCACCGCCGCCAATGGCAACGAAGTCACCGAATCTGCTTCCAGTGCCGCGGGTCTGCGCAGCGCCCCCGCCGCCGACGCTGACGTTGTAGGCCGTGCCCAGCGTCACGCGGTAGACCGTCTCGATCAGGCCGCCAGCGCCGCCGCCGCCGTCGCCTCGCGTGCCGATGATGCCGCCAGCGCCGCCGCCGCCGCCGGCGACGACCAGGACGGAGACGTCACGGGAGAGACCGTCGCGCAGGTCGGCGCGGCTGGCTCGGCTCGTGCTGGCGAAACGGATGCTCACGTTATCTCGCAGCCGTAGAGGCCGAACGCCACGTTTGCAGATCCGGCGTAGACCGTGACGACGTCGGTGGCCGCCAGCGTGATCCCGATCGTCAGGATCGTCGTGTCGTTCGCGGGCAGGCTCGCGTCGTACGCGAGGTAGTGCTGGTTCGCGAGCGTCGCCCCTGCCGGGCGGACGCTGATCCGATAGGTCGTCGACGTGTTCGCCAGGTTGGCGACCGTGATCGAGGACGCTACGGCCGACGTGGCCGACGGCACCGTGTAGAGCGTGGTCGCCGTCGTAGCCGCCGGGTTCGACTGGCCGAGGACCTTGTGCGCCTGCGCCATTTCAGCCTCCCATGAGCAGGAAAGGATGGAACGGCACGAAGTCGAGCCGGGCCTGGCTCAACGTGCCGCTCGTCAAATCAGAGGCAGAGGTACTCCCCCCCCCTCCTCCCGAAACGGTCGCCGGCGCCCACGCGGAGCCGTTCCACGAGATCACCTGGCCGCTCGTCGCTCCGCTCTGGGTGAGGGCCGAGACGGCGTGGGTGTGGCTCGCGGCCGCGAAGTCGCTCGTCGAGGACGCTGCAGCCGTCCCGAGCGTCGGCGTGCCGGTGATCGACGAGTAGGGCAGGGTCGTAACCGGAGCTGCGACGCTGATCGTGCCGTCGCCGCCGATCGTGACGTTGTTGCCCTGCTTCACGCCGCCCAGGACGGACGACGTCGCGACCGGCAGCGTGTAGCTCGAGGGCGTGGACGCGGCCCAAGCCGTCCCGTTCCAAGTCACGACCTGGCCGGTCGTGGCCGAGGACTGCGACAGGCTCGAGAGGGTGTGTGTATGGCTGGCGGCCGCGAAGTCGGACGTCGAGCTCGTCGCGGCGGAGCCCAGGCCGGAGATCTGCGAGGTCGAGATCGTGGCCGCCGTCGTAAGCACTCCGTTGACGGTCGTCACGACGACCCGGCCGGAAGTCGTCCCGATCGCCCCGGCGTTGGTGATGCTGCCGTGGGTGTGGCTGGAGTTGGCCTTCAGCGCCAGCGCGTCGGTCAGGCCCGTTACGCTCGACTGCGGGACAGAGAACACGATCAGGCTGCCGTTATTCACGCCGAGGCCGGCGCCGTACGACAGGCCGATATTCGCCTCCGAGCTGGTGCCGCTGTTGGTGATCGGCGCTGTTACGCCGACGACGCCGGACGCTCCGGCCGGCCCCGTGGCCCCGTCTGCCCCGGGCTCGCCGTCGGCCCCTGGTTCGCCGTCCTCGCCCGCTGCGCCTGCAGGCCCGACGCCGCCCGAGCTCGAGGTCGTGACGGTAGTCGACGAGACGGACGCGTCGACCTGGGAGGCCGAAGCCGTCGCCGTGATGGCGGAGCTGGTGGCGGTGACGTTGACGCTCAAGCGACGATCTCGCAGATGCCGTCGATCATGGTCCGTTTGACCGAGCCGGGGGCCGTCGCCTCGAGCCGCCAGCCGAACGATCCGCGGCCGAGGTCCGTCGTCTGCGTCTCGGTAAGGGCGACGTTGACTTGGCCTGTGCCGGCGTTCACGACCGTTACGGTCGGGCTCGCGAGCGTCTCGCCGGTCAGGAGCGAGTAGACCTGGGCGGCCCAGGTGTAAGACGTGGTCGAGATCGAGAAGTCCAGGAGCGTGCCGAACTCGTCACCGGCCCGCATGGCGAGGTTCAGCGTGCCCGGGAGGTTTTCTGCTGTTGCGCCCATGTCGCGTTTTTACTCCTGGTCGATAGGGCCGCTGAAGTACAGGCGGCGCTCGCTTGCTTCCTCTGCCGTCCACTTCGCCCGTATTGCTCGCGCCCGTGCGGCGATCTGTTTCGGCGTCGGATCGCGGAGCGTCCGACCACGCTCGCGGCGGCCCTGGCCGACGCGGAGGTCGGCGAGCTGGTCGCGGAGCCTCGTGTCGAGCAGCGACCGCGTGATCCCGACTGCGGCCGCCGCCTCGTCTCGCGTCGCGCCCTGCCGCAGGAGACGGCGGACGGCTCGCTCGACGGCCCGGGGGAGGTAGCGGGTCTCGCCCACTTCAAGGGCTCCTCACGACGACGCGAGTCCCGGCCGCCTCTCCAGGCAGCGCGTAACGCTTGCGGCAGCGGCCGTCGACGACCTGGTCGTCGTCGTCCCAGGCGATCCCCGTGAGCGCGTCGCAGACGCCCTTCGCGAGGTTGTCCCAGTCCGACTTCGGCGGCCACGCCGGCGCATTTTTTTTGAGGACCACCCCCCCCCTCCCTCCCAGATGCGACTTCGGCCTGGCGAACACGCACTCGATCTCCACCTCGACCGGCCCGGACAGCGGCCGGATCCCGGCCGCCTTTGCCGCAGCCTGGACGGCCAGCCGGTAGGCGTGGATGCCGTGGCCGGCGGGGATGTACGCGTGGGCGAACCGGCCCCGAGCCGCGACCTTGTGCCGCGGCTGCGGGACCGGCTGGCCTGGAACCCACAGCTCGACGTTCACCGGTAGCGAATCACCGCGAACCACTGACGCCGGGCCGGGCTATACGCCACGCCCTCGTCGACGATCACGCGGCGGCCCGCCAGGGCGTCGCGGTAGTAGCAGCAGTTTTGCCGGGCCTGCTCCGGAGTCGATCCGCAGCCTATGCCCTCGTACTGGTTGCACGAGGAATGCACGAGGGCGCCACGGCGAGCGATCACGACGGCGTGATCCTGGGCGGTGACGATCGCCGGGCCGCGGACGACCACGGTCTGGGCCGACGCGACGGACGACAGGAGCAGCAGAACGAGCAAGGCGTAACGCATGGGCGAGTCCTTTCGCTGGGGGTGAAACGAACCGCCCGCCAGTCGAACCCGGACCGCCCTTGGGTCAACGGCTCACCAGACCTCGTTCAGGGCCGCGTTCCGGGCCTCGAGCTCCTCCCAGTCGCAGTCCTCCGCGTAGGCCACCGGGACCAACTCGACCTTGTAGCGCTCGGACAGGGCGACAGCCAGGGCCGCCAGGCGGACGAGCGAGATCGTCGACAGGCCCGAGGTAAACACCGCCCGGAGATACCACTGGTCCGCGGGGACGTAGCAGTCGAGCCAGAGCTTCTCCGGGACCTCGTCGATCGTGGCGTAGGCGAAGTACGCCGCGGCGTGATCCGCGAGCTGCGCTTGGGTTATGGGCGCTGTCGATGGCATGGCCTCATTGTCCGACCGACTGCGGCGGGGCTGAAGTTATTCCGGCCGAATGCCGGCTCGTACGATGGAGCGGACATCGCCGCAGCGTCTTTGCTCATATCATCGTCCTCCGTGGCGATGCCGCTCATCTTCCGTGTTCTGCGTCTACTTGCGGTGTCGCAGTTATCGGCTTTCAGCGACACGTTTCTCGGACTTGTCGCTGCCCAACTCATATTCGCAATCCGCCACTTTCCGTTGTGTTTCCAATACGTCTGGCTCTGGCGTCCATCGCTGAGCGATGCAGCGGACGAGCCGCTGATCGCAGGCGTTATCAGACTAACCCCTCCAGCAGGGCGGCGAGCGCAGGCGCCGCCGGATCGCCGATCGAGGCAGCCCTTGCTATCGCCCGTTCAATCGCCCCCCGCTCTGCGTCGGTGAGCATGAAAGAAACCTCTGCCCGTTTTTCTTTCGGCATCGGTTCCGTAACAGACCCCGTTTGGCGGATCTCTACTGCACCATTCCGCAGCCGCTCGATCTCGTCGGCCGCTTCTTCG